CTCATCCATATCTTCTATTACAGCCTCGATAGCATCTTTAACGCTAGTACCTGGTTGTTCATCCATCAGATTAATAGCATCTTTAGCTATCTGCATAATCTGTTGAGCTTTTTCTTTATTATCGTAAAAATTATGATCTCCTTCTTGATCTTCATCTACATCTTTGCCCATAGCTTTTTTGATAGCCTTATCTTTGGCAGCCATATAATCATCTCCATCGATGTCTCCATCACCATCGTGATCTTTTCCTTTCTTTTCTTCCATAGATTCATAATCGTCAGGACCAACTCCAGGAACCATCTTATCTAAATCAACTGGGTCAGTTTCTATTCCTCTTGTATAATATTGATAGTTCGCAGCAATATATGCTTCAAACTCGTCTTGAATATCAGCTCCATCTAGAAGATCTTGACCATGCATTTTGATGAAATCTTTGATAATACTAGCAGTAACGTCTGGGTAGTCAGTTCTTAAAGCTCCTACTACCTTACCTAATAATGCTTTTTTAGCATCTTCAGACATTTGTGGAGTAGGATCAACTACTTCTTCTTCTTTAACTACTTCTTCTTTGAGAGTAGCTTTTTTCATTCCATTAAATACATCTGTATCTTTAGCTCCTCTTTTTACTTCTTTTTCTCTATCATGCTTGTCTACTTTATCAGATTCGCCTGACATAAGGTCTAAATAGTGAGTAGCATTTTTTTCTAAATTATCTTTAGCTTTTTTTTCTGCTTGCTTGTAATCTTCAGGTTTTACTGTTTGGGCTGCCATATCAATCCCCATCAACTGTAGTTCTATTCTAATACCTCTATCTAAAGCATCTAATGAATAATTTAGAGATTGTTTAACATCATATATAGGTGCTTTAGCCTCTGATTTTTTAGCTTCGAAAAGCATTTGTTTATTTTTTAGTATAGATACAGTAGAATCAAATCCGTCAAAATTAGATATGTACATAGGGTATTCCTGTCTCATTTGACGTACAAATTCAGACTTGGCCATTCTGCCTTCGTTGACTGCTTTATACTTTTCTGTTACTGTTATAGTTCTCATAGGTAATCGAATCCTTTAGTATGTGATGGTCGCTTTGGACGACTTACTTGTTTGTATCCCTGTTTTTTTAATGTCTTTTTAGCTCTATTACCTTTCCCAAAAGCAAATGGTGTTGCATATTGTGCTCCTGTTCCAGGTGTAAATGAAGCTCCTCCTACGTTAGTAACATTAGCCTCATCCAATTCTTTCAGTACTTCTCTAACCAAAGATACCAATTCTGATTTCTTCATTATAGAGACTTTAACTCATTCACTAAATCATAATATTGCATTAAATTTATTAAGTGAGTATCAGTAATTTTCTCTCTATTATTAATAGGTTTGATTGCTTTAGATACTTCGTCTAATTTAATTTTTACAATATCATTTTTAACTTTAGATGATAATTCAGAAACTATTTTAGAAATTTTGTCAAGTTCTTCGTTAACTATCTTGTGTAAACGTTTTGTTGAATTTACTGAAGTGATAAATTCTTTCAGTATATTTTTCTGCTCAGGAAGCAGATTTTTATAGTTATCGTTGAACTTTTCTAATAAAATTTTAAAAGTAAGTAATCTTAAATCTTTATCATATTTAGAATACTCTTCTATTAATGTTTCTTTTACATCCGAGGAATTTTGAGGAGATGTAGTTAAATGCTCTAATAATGTAGTCTTATGATCTACTAAAAAATTAGGGTCTACTATATCCGCATTATTTTGTGCCTCTAGTAAACAGTACAATGAAGCTAATGGTTTATAATCTCTTACTTGGATAGCAAAAAATTCATCTATATTATAGCTTTCTTTTATATCTGAAATAAGATTATACTTAAGCTTCTTGATAGATTTCTGATCTAACTTTCTAGATATTTCTGTAATAGTAGAAAGGATAGCTTCAGCTTTATTTTGCTTTACTCCACAATTTTTTAATATAAACTCATAGAGTTTAAATTCTTTAGCAAGAGCTGTACTACGGGTAAAATGTTTTTTAAGTATTTCAACAGCAGGAGAATCTTTTTTGTTAAGAGTATCAGCTGCTATCTGCTTTACTAAAAGCTCAAAAATTAAACCAGTATTACGCAGTTTAGAGTGTTTTATCTTCATTATATACGTTTACTATTATAAATATGTATTAATTACCTAAATCTTTAATATTACCTTCTTTAAGCATATCTGGTTCTTCTTCAACCTTTTTGTCGAATACCATATTTTTAAGTAAGTCTTTATTTTTATAGTAAACTGCTTTAGTTATAGAGTTTTCCATTAGATTTTCATTATCTGATGGGTAGCCGCCTTTCATACCGTGCTGTCCTAGTGGGTCTCTTCCACCTAGACCATCTTGGGTTCCATATATAGAAGCTTTTTCTTGAGGACGACCTCCTTCTGGTCCTGGTTCTCCGTAGCCTGGATTACTTGAAGGATCTTCATATCCTGCAGGTACATCTCCTTGTGAACCTCCTTTAGGTGTAGAAGTAGCTCTTCTACCGTACATTGAAGCTAAATCATGAGGAGTACCGTATGACATTCCAGACTTAGCTGGATCGTTACCTTCATTTTCAACTTGAGCTATTCTAAATAATCGTTTAGAATCTTCTCTAACTAGATCTCTTTCCTGTATATACTGATCTTCAGACATATCAAATATCTTTTCATAAATATAATCAGAAGAGAACATTTTGCTGTCTTTCATTTGTGCAGCAAGATCTATCTTTTCTTTTAATAGAGCAACTTTTTCTTGTTCAAATATGATAGAAGGAGTAGTTAATCTAATTTCAAAGTTAGTTAAGCTTTCTCCTGTAAATCCTTGAGTATATAAATGAACTAATGCTATTTTAGTTAACTCAGATTCTACTATTCTTTGTATTCTTTCTACAGTTCTAGCAAATCTTATATCTTCTGCTGCTAAAGTAGCCTTACCTTGTAAGTCTCCTTCATATCCAAAATATGCTTTTGGTATCTTTAAAGCAGCAAATAATTTTTCTTGCAAGTATCTAACGTCAGTTACTCCGTCATATTCTAAACCTTTAGTAGTTTCTATTCTAGTAGAAGAATCTCCTCCTCTTACAGGAAGGTAGAAGTCTTCCATCTGATTCTGTAGATTGAATCTTAAGTTATATTGACCATCTTCTCCAACATAAGGAGTCTTTTTCATCTGATTAATGGTCTTTTGCATAAACTGTTCTACCTCGTTAGGGGGTATGTTTCCTACATTTATATAGAACATCCTCTTTTCTGGTGCACGCATTATTCTATGAATAAGCATTGCATCTTCCATTAATGTAACTTGCTTATATATTTTTCTAGCTGGTTCTATATAAGAACGGCCGTAAGGTAAGTAGTTAGTATCAGAGATTAATCTAAAATGAGCTATTTCAAAATTATCAAAATTTATAACTTTTTTATTTCTCTTAGGAATATAATTTGGATCTGATGTAGCTGCTAATCCATCTGGATCTAAAGTAAAAGATACTTTAGTAGGTTCATCTGGATCAATTCCTTCGTACCTAACCATATGGTATACAGTATAAGGTAGTACGTTATATACGCCAAATTTTTCTGCTATTTCTAATTTGAGGAAAAAGTCTCCATACTTACACATATTACGTATCCAAGACCAGAGATTAAATTCTACGTTGAGTACATCGTAAAATAAGTTATAAAGTATTCTCTGTATATTTTCATCTGATGAATTAATACTCAATAATTCGTTTTGATCATTTTTAACAGTAGCTTCATCAGCTATAATATCTAATGCAGATGCTATTATGGAATCGGTATCCATTGCTTCATAATCTGAATATAGCTGTATACGAAGTGATTGATAGTTAAGATTAGGATTAAATATATTTCTATTGTTGTAGATGTATAATCTACTAAATCTATCTAAAAGAGAGTTAGTTTGGAATTTACCAGAAGTTTGAATCTGGTTTATATCGGCTACTTTAATCTGATCGCCGCCGACATTTCTTACGACAACATCAGTTGCAAAGACTCTTTTAAGTCTTGAAAATAGAGAGGTATTAGCCATTCGTATATATTTTTATATAAATAGTTTAGTTAAAATAACCAGGATATATCTTCTTCACCACCCCTGGTCTTTATAAGATACGGATTTTCTTTCTGAGTACCAACTGATTTAACAACTGCTCTGTTCTGAGCATTAAGGTTATTAAAAGAAGAAAGCTGTGCTCTAGCTAAATCCATACCTTGTTGTCTCAGTCTTAATGCAGTATCCCTTACGTATAACGCAGTTGCTGCGGACATTACAAGATCATCGTTATATCCATCTTGAGCTTGAGCTTTACCGTTTCTCCATATGAACACTCTCATTTCCTCTAATAATCTTTTAGATTGAATCGTTACTGATTTATCTCTAACGTACTCCATAAGCTTAGCTATCACTAAAGGTCTTGTTCTTGCTGACATAGTAAACCCAGGTACTAATTGATCTCTTTCATACTTAGACATATACGATTCTACAGTATCTAAATGATTTTTTGGGGAATAGTATAAGTTTCTATATTCTCTAGCCATTACTTGTTCTATAGTAGACCACCCTATGTTAGCATTTTCAATTACTAAAAGTGCATCATTATATTCAGATGCTATTCCTACAAGTACATTACCAAATTCTCGTGGAGATAACTTACCTTTATACTCAGCTATTTGAACACATGATTCTATATCGAATATGTGAAATGCTGAATAGTCAGTAGAGTCTCCTCTTGAAACGTCTGCTACTACCATATAGTCTTTAGTATAGTCAGCAGGTTCCCATATCCATAGATTACCGTCTACTCCTCTCCTTTCAGCTGATTCTTTTAACCAAGTATTTTCGATAAATGTCATATCATCAGGTTCAAATATAGTATCACCAGAGGCCAAGAAGTCACAATCACATTCCTGTCCAGCCATCTTAGGTCCTAAGTCTGCATCTTGTTGATCCCTCCATTTTTGATCTCGTTCAGGATGTACTGTCCAAGGTAATCTAATTGGTAAAAAACTATTTTCACCTGATTCAGCTTTAGCCCATGTTTGGTGAAACCAGTTACCTATACCATTCGGTGTAGACAGTGCCATACATTGACCACCTGTAGCTAATGTCTGTTGTGCTGCAGTAAAGGTTTCATCTACATTTTCTATAAAGGCCGCCTCATCCATTAAGAGTAACGATACTGCTTCCGATCTTGCAGCATCAGGTGATGATGATTTAGCTTGTACTTTAGAACCGTTTTTAAGTCTTAACGATAATTTATTTTTTTCTACAGCAGGTAATCTTAACCATTTAGGAAGTTGATCGTACATAAAAGTAACCTTAGTAACTAAGTTACGTGCAGTAGCTTGAGTAGTTGCTAGTGCTAGTACATTTTTATCTTTGTGGAATATCATCAACCATAATGAGTATCCTGAAGCTAGAGTAGATATACCTAACTGTCTTGATTTAAGAGTAATTAAATATTGGTTATCTCTAAATAATTTTAATACTTTATCTTGAAAAGGGTAAAGATTAAATAAAATTCTTCCTCTAGTTGGGTGCTGTATATAGCAATACTTTCTCATAAAGTACGCCGGATCTTTAGCACATTTTATATATTCTTGTGCTATTATTTTTTTTATATCTTGTGCCATAACTTACTTTTTATCCTATCTTAGAGATATTCTGTATCTCAATAGTACCTTGTGTGTGTCCATTACTTCTTGCATTGACAGCTACCGAATATGGATCACCTCCTTGAGTAATTTTGAAAAATAATTTTAATCCTCCAAAGGATTTACTGTCTTGTACTTCAATAGGTTCTTTACTGTCTTCGTCCTTTCCGTATAGATCGATAGCTTCTCCTCTTGCAAAAAAAGTTAACTTAGCATTACCTCCTGATGATTGACCTTCTACTTTAAAGAACGCAGGATTAACTCCAGTTAAAGACATTGCAAAACCAGCTATTGCTACCATTGCATTATCTACTTTATCGTCTGCAAACTTTCTAAATAAAAATTCAATAGACTTTAATGCTGCATACTTACCCCTCAACCATCTTAATGGGTCTTTTATTTTAGAAGTAGGTTCAGAAGGTAGTTCACCAGTATC